TTCTAGTTTTTTAACAGTTAAAATCGCCATTTCAATTAGAGCTCAAAAACAAAAAGGCATTATCACTTAATTTTATGAATAAATAATGTCAAAAAAGCCCGCCACTTGGCGAGCTTTATTAACTTAGTGCATCACGTACACTTCGGTCACTATAACAGAAATATGCCATATCTCGTTTAAACGGTCAATTACTTTTGAGTGGGTATTGATTGCCTATATGAAATGATGGCTTCGAACTTGTTATATGTATCATTTCTGAATACCTGAAATTCCAGAAGTTCTCCTTCATAATCTTTAATAAATTTATTAATATTATTTTCAATTTCTAACAAATCTTTGCCCTCTATAGCCTTTACCAAATTCATCTCTCATTCCATTCTTAAAAAATTATATTTACCAGCAAGATAGAATCTAGCACACCCCACTACGATATTCACTTGACCTTTTGACTGGTTTGTAATCATTGCTACCGCACTTAAGCTACGATTCTCTACCTTATGCTTGACCAAACACATCACGGCATACTTGGCCGCATAATCCACCGCATCAGATCTAAAAATACCTCTTAGCAACTCCTGTATTTGATCTGCTTCGAAGTCACTGATCTCGCACTTGATATAGCATTTAGAGTTACGCGGAGTTTTATCAGCCTCACGGATCAACCAATAAATTTGATTTACATGTAACCCATCTGGCAAATCTCCGCCCTTCATCCGAACGGTTTCACACCATGCCCCAAACTGTTCCAACCACCCATCAATGTTGTACTTCGCCCAATCCATTACTTTTGCCTTTACCGCTGCATTCAT